GGTGAGCCTGCAGTTTTACCTGATTATCACATCTCTAACAGAGAGCACAGAAATCAAACCCAAAGATTGAACGAGCATTTGTTACCAACTGAAATTGATTATTTGAAGGAGAAGCATAAGTGATTGGATTTAATCATCTTGGTCGTCATGGACGACTAGGAAACCAGATGTTCCAGTACGCTGGACTACGCGGCATTGCTGCACACCGTGGACTTGATTTTGCTATTCCTCCTAGCGACTTCAAAGATCCTTGGACAGACCACCAGTTGTTTGAAGCATTCAAACTTACTGGTTTAACAAATATTCAAATGGTTTCTGGACCTTATGTTCAGGAAGCACATTTTCACTTCGATCAAAATTTGTTTGATAATATGCCTGATGGACACAATGTCTATGGGTATCTTCAGACTACAAAGTATTTTGAACACATTGAAGATGAAATTCGTAAGGACTTCCAATTCAAGTTGAACATTGAAGGTCCTTGTAAGGAGATGGTCGCTAGTGTAGAGGACCCTATCGCACTACATGTTCGTCGTGGCGACTATATCGAGAACTCTGATAATCATCCACCATGCACAAAAGAATATTACGATGAAGCTCTATCAAAATTTGATTCTGATCGTAATGTTATTGTGTTTTCTGATGATCCTGATTGGTGCAATAGTCAGTTCGACGACGATCGTTTCCTTATTTCCGAAGGCGGAGATAACCTTGCTGACCTTTGCATGATGACGTTCTGCACAGACTTCATCATTGCTAACTCTTCCTTCTCCTGGTGGGGTTCTTACCTGTGCGAGAATAAGAATAAGCGTATCATCGCACCGAAGAAGTGGTTTGGCACAGGTTATACCGCAGCACATGACACATCTGATCTATACTGTGATAGATGGGAGGTAATCTAATGTCTGAAGAACTCCAATTTGTGGAGCAAGAATATATTCCTTTGAAGGACGCAACCTTCATGATCCCATTGCGGATTGAAACTGCTGATAGGATGCGTAATATTATTACTACGCTAATCTATTTGTTGCGTGGGTTTGATACTACAGTCATCGTCAAAGAGTTTGATAAAGAATCAATTCTTGAGAGTGCTGTTCTTCCCCAACTAAAAGGGGCACTACCAGAGGAAAACCTAAAGAATCTGGTTCATGTCTTTGAGCAGACTGATGAATATACTTTTCATCGCACAAGACTGCTAAATGATATGACTATGATGGCGGACACAAAGATCGTCGTCAACTATGATAGTGATATTCTTCTACCAAAAGATTCATATGTAAAGGCAGTTGATCTAATCCTCAACGGTCATGATGGTGAAGAAATCAAATGTGTTTATCCTTATGGTTATGGTGATTGGCAGCATCAGTTGTTTGCTACTGATGAGCACGTAACTAACTTCATCAATAGCAACTTCAACTTCCTTTCTTTTAAAGACTATAAGGTTTGGGATGCTAAGTTTGGGTTCTGTCAGTTTTTTGATCGGGAAGAATATATTCGTCTGGGTATGGAGAACGAAGAGTTTATCTCCTACGGATATGAAGATGATGAACGCTATGCTAGGTTTAACTCTTTATCAAAAGTTGCTAGAATTGATAACTGGATTTATCATCTAGAACATCAAAGAACTTCTAACTCTTGGTTCAATAATCCACATATTGAATCGAACCGAGCACTGTTTGAGAAACTATCTAAGTTTCCTCCACAGTATTTACTAGAGTATTATACTAACGCTAGTTACATGGCTAATCGTGGTATTATTCATGGAAAGAAAATTGGATAAGAATAAGTCGGTATTCAAACTAAAGAACTTCCCTAAGGTTCTGTGGCTTAATCTGGATCGCTATCCAGAACGTAAGAAGTATATGGAAGATCAGTTTGCCTATTGGGACATTACTGATCACTATAGGATTGTGGGTATTGATGGGAAGGAAGATGATCCTACATCATATCTCAAGGGAACTATACCACATAATATGAATCACGGTGAGATTGGATGTGTTTTAACACACTTGAATGCCATCAAGTATTTTGTCGAAGAGACTGATCTTGATGAAGTGATGATTATGGAAGATGATGTAGATCTTTCAACGGCAAAACATTGGAACTTTACCTGGAAAGATGTTAGAAACAGAATTCCTATTAACATGGACACCTGCCAGTTTACTATTATCAACCCCAATGGTATTACGCTCAAGATACACCACAGATTTATCAATGATTTTTCTGCTGCTGCTTATCTTATTACCAGGCACCATGCTACAAAGATTCTCAAACTACATAAGCGAGGATCACAATGGAAAATCGACCAGAACATTAGACCCCGTGCAGTATCTGAAGATCTAGTTCTGGATAGTGGTAAGGGATATGCTACACCACTATTCAACTACAGATTAGATCTTGGTTCTGCTATTCATGAAGAGCACATTGATATCTTTCATAAAGACAGCAGACACGCATTAGCCCAGTTCTGGGAACACCAGGGACCAGATACGAACATCGATCAGATTATGGAACTTGACGAATACGCAGGTCGTATTCCACCCGCAGCATATCAACAGGCACAACGATGACGCTACCAGAAATGAATATCCGTTTTGTAGACGGTATCGGTATCTTTGAAAACTTTGCAACAGATACTTTTTGTGACCAAATGGTTGAGACTTTTGAGCATTGGTATGCTAAGAAGTTGACCATCAGGCAGGATTATTCGACCGAAGACTATGAGTATACGCTAAAGACCACTAGTGAAGGTAACGAGCAGTTCCCAGAATCTAAACTTGGTAGAAGCGATAAGCAGTTGTATCTAGAAGTTGCTGATAGTAGTTCTGCTGTGCAGGTGAACGGTGTTGTAGGTGCTGCCTTTGAACAATATGCTAAGGAGTACAAAGGCATCATTGAAGGTGCTGACCCAGTATCTTCCTGGACTGTAAAACTTCAGAAGACAGAACCTGGCGGTGGATATCATAGGTGGCACTGTGAGAATGGTGCTTTTCTGTATCGCGATAGAGTTCTAACATGGATGCTATACTTGAATGATGTTCCTTACGAATGTGGTGGCGGAACAGATTTCTTTCACCAGAAACTATCACTACAACCTAAAAGGGGCACAATGGTAATGTGGCCAGCATGTTATACACATATGCACCGTGGAGCATTCCTAAGTGGTGATGCTGTAAAGTACATTGCTACGGGTTGGTTCTTGCGTGAACCTGGAAATGTTACAGACATGCATTTGTCTGGAGCACAGGAAGAAAAACTGAACGGATGATAATCTATACGACTATCACAAACGCATACGATCGCATCCCAGATCATTACTATGATCCTGATGTAAAGTATGTGCTTTTTTATGATGAGGACATAGAACAGAAAGGTCCTTGGGAGTTCATCAGAATTCCTAAGGGTGGAGATCCTGTTCTAAAATCTTATAGGATTAGAACACTATCACACCTATACTTTAACGAACCACACGTATGGGTTGATGCCTGCTATACAATGACTCCCGAGTTCGTAAGAACTTCTAGGGAGTCATTGTCGTATCCGATTGTTCTTCACAAGCACCCTGAAAGTAGAACACTGCTAGGTGAGTTTTGTAATCTATACGTCAAAGGTTTTGTTCCTGAGAACAGACTAGTCAAGTGTGCAGAAGACATTGTAGCGACAGGATATAAACCATCTATGTTTGATCATACAATCAACTGTGCTATCTGGAGACAGGTAACACCACAGGTGATTGACTTTAATGTAGAATACTGGAGATGGTATGAGCAGTATGGTCTGTATCATGGATGCCAGATCACTAGTGCTATTGCTGAGTATCTTGCCTTTGGAAAGAATGTAAAGCGTATACCTAGACAACTTGATTTATCAAAGAATAATAGGGTAAAATCATATGATAGTTCTTATGAGTTTGTTGAAAATGAGGACGGTATTGGTCGGTTTAGAAGCACCATGAGACGCATCTTGGGAGCAGCATTGTGATCATATACACTTGCATTACTAATAAGTATTGTAGTCTGCCCGAGGTCATGCCTGACGGAGCAGAATACATCTGCTTTGGAGATGCTGATGAGGTTGGTTCCTGGAAAGTATATCCTACGGTAGATTGTGGAGATCCGGTAAGGACATCTAGATATCATAAAATCAACTGTCCGTTTGATGAAGATAGTATTTTTGTCGATGGTAGTAAGTTGAAGTTTTTAGATGATAAGTTTATTGAGATAGCAAAGGAAATTTTATCTCGAAAGAAGTTATTTCTTTTACAACACCCACATGAACACAATTATCTTGAGGAGTGTGCAGAGTATATCCATAAGGGTTGGGTTAGTGGTG